GGTGGTAAACCATAGTTTGTTTTCTGTATGCCTAGCTGTTTGGTTTTCTTGATTCCTCTCTTGTACGCCGCTATGTAAGGTCGCAGGCGGTGGTTTGGCGGCATGTTCTCTTCTAGAACTGCTTTTGCCCATGTTTCTGGTATTCTTTTCCGTCTCAGTAAATCGAGTGCGTCTTGTTCCGGCGTTGCTCTTGGGTCCTTGTTGACTAGCCTAGTTATGTCTGCTATAGTGACTGTCGGCGTCTCGTTTTTTGCTGGGTTCTGTATCGTAGTAGTGTAACCTTCTCGTGGTTCGAAATTTTCCGCATACCATTGGGTACGTATTCTGTCTAATTCACGTCGTTTGAGGTTTCTAGCATTGTTGGCCGTGTTCTCTATTGCGTACTTGTTGGCGTTCTCATATTCTGTCATTTTCCATAGCTCTCGTTGTTTGTTCACCAGATCATTGCTTGCGTTCCCCTTCCGTGGTATGGTTGCGCGCAATATTGGTACACTGGGGAAAAGTTGTGAACCCAAATCTGATACATCCCACAGTGGGTGACCGTTTGGGTACAAACTCATGGCATATTTCTTCCATTCTAGTTTGACCATAGTCTTGTTTTTCTCAGTTTCGTCATACAACGGTACTTGGTAGAACCAGTCACACATTGCTGCTACTAGTCCCCTGCAGAGTTGGTGGTCTATGCCTTCTCTGGCGACGTTCCAAATGTGGTCAGTGAGGGTTTTGAAGTTATCTTCGGGGTGCCTGGTTGGCTCTTTGTACCAGTTTCCGCTTACCAGTGTTGCTATTATAGGTGCCGTTGGGTAGTGCATAGTACCGTCCTTGCTGATTACCAGTTGCAAGAACTCACTGATGTCTTGCCCTATTAACATCTTGCTACGTTTACCTTCGAAACCGCTGTGTTCCAGTGCTCTTACGTATACCATGCAATCGATTAAATCTTTGAATTTTCCTACTTCATCATCTCCGCTCTTCAGTAGTTCATCCATGTTGAAGTACTCTCCGGTTACATCCTTGTATGTCTCGTTGACAATGGCATTGTAGTAGATGTGGAGGTAAGTGTTGTCCCGCATTGTATCTCTACTGCCAGAAAACAATCCTTGATATACCCTCCTTTCGCCATGTATAGGGTCTTTGATAAATACCCCTCGGGTGCTTTCGGCCACCCAGTTGGCACAGTAGGCCTTATCAAAGTACACTGGTGCCCGTGTTACTTCGTACATTCGCAACCACTCCTTGGCTAGTGCTAGGTTCAGATATTCTATGTCCCCTAACCGATTTTGCATGTTGTAGGAACTGTAGTCGTAACTGATCCACCATCCTTTGCTCACTATGTGTTTGTACCACCATCGCAGTACTTCTTTCGGTGTTTGTGATACCACTCCGCCCATAAAAGAACATTTTTTCTCTACCAGATCTGATGCATATCCTGAAATGAAGGCGTGTGCGTCATCCACAGCCTCTAGATCTCTGTTCTTGTTTCCTGGTTCGTGTTTGGTGCTTCCTCGAGCATACATGCTGGGAGTCTTGGTGAGCCAATGCATCAAATCGTTGACATCATACACCTCAAATGCTGTCTGTTTGGTGACTTGCATCTGCCTTGTTTTTTCCATAGAGAAGAATTTCTTCACTCTGTTCTTGTCTATGCTGCTCGATCCACCCGGCATCGTGGCGCCTCTATTCATCCAGTAGTCATACAGGGTGATAGAATATCCTGAGCTACTTATTTTCGACACCGTTCTTCTTGCGAGCTCTTTCATTATTCTCTGTCTCACACTCACAATCCTGTTACTAAATACTCCTGCTGTCCTTGGGAGGGGTGGTGTTTCACTGCGTGCTTTGTGTGTTACCCAGTCAGCTTCGTCTGTATTACGCCCCATCAAACTTGTCAACCGCCTAGTATTCATGGCAGAATTGACGTTGAAGGTGTCTTCGTCAAGCCACCCAGTTTGCCTGACCAAGTCTAGTCTACTCTTGAGTTCTGCGTATCTATCCAGTGGGAAAGTGTGCAGTTTATTGTCTACCAACCACTTGAACAGTATCTCGTCTGTAGTGTGCATCATTATCAGTAGGGCGGCCACAGCTGACTCATTTTGTCCCTGTTGAGCCCATAGTGTCTGGTACAAAGCTTCTCTCCTTTTGCTGCCTAATTCACTGCTTCTACTTGCTTCCATTACTGTTATTACGGTTAGCCTAGCCAAATTCTCGTACCCTGCAGGTGGCCTGGAAAATTTTTGCTTATACCAACTCCTATTTGGTCTCCAATTAGGAGACAGCGGATTATTGTTGAATGTTTCTTCATGATGTAGTTTTTCTTCATTCCATGTTAACTCTGGCGGCGGCTTGTCCTGGCCTAAGTAGTTCATCTGTCTAAATAGATTTTGCAGTATTGAGTTCCTGCAGCAGTGTGGTGACTGCATTATTGTTTGTTTTGCGTTCCTATATCCGGTTCGCCAATCACGATCGATTCTTGAGTAGTCGATTTTGTGTCCACGTGGGCAGTGAGTGGAGAGGACGTGCTGGCTGTCCCCTTGGCACCATGCTGTGAACGAAAATCCTGCTTATCCGTTGTGGATTTGTCATATCCCAGCTCGGCGGCTTTGTTCTTTCCTTTTTCTCCATGTGTTTTTTCTAGTATAGCGGCCCTGCCCTCATTCTCTGACCAAGATTTGTCCATGCGTTTTTTGAGTCGGTCAAGGGCTTCTACTCGTTTTTTCTCCCGCTGGGCATTCAGTTTCTTGGCGTTGGAGCTACTTCCTTTGTATCCTGGTGTCACTCCTGGATTGTTCATCAGTAACCATTGTGGCACGCTCCATCCTTGTCTTAGGGCCTCTTGGCACTCGTCATCAGTTGGTAGTCTTCCCCACGTCGTGTTGGCTGACAATTGGCCATGGGCCTTTCCATGCTCCTGGAATTCCTTGAAGGTTAGTCCTGGGTTGTATTTAAGGGTGTTCACTAGTATGTCGGTAAGCCCCTTGTCCTTAGCCACTATCTCCTTGTCCAAGTGCCCGGGTGCTTTGTGTACCCAGTTGTTCATCACCTGCCATCTGGCGGCTTCTGTAACTCTATCTTGCATGGGCACTTTTCTTAGTAGAGTTGGCATGTCCTGTGTTAGGTCGTGGAGAATGGGCCAAAACTCGTCCGTGAAGTTCCTGCTCACGAAAGTGTTCTTAGCAAAGATTTCCTGTAACTGCTTTACTCTGGGTTCGCCTGCCAGTAGGGTGGTTCCTAGTGTGTCACTTTTTAGAGTCGTTAGTCGGTATTCTGGCTGGGTGAGTTCCATTGGTTTCTCCGTTATTGCCCTTTCAACAGGGGTTATTTCTGTGGGTTGAGCTGATTGAGGTGGCAATGAGTTAAAATAGGGTGTGTCGACTTCGTCATCTTCATAAGCGAAGAAATTGTTAGTAGCATCTCCCACCCCTATAGTGTAGACTGTCGCTTCTCGTTTGTAGTGGGCTACTTCGTTATATTTCAGCACCAGATCCAGTGTGGGCATGAGGACCATGAGCTTGTATTGGCAATCTACCATGTTGATATGTCTGGGGTATTTTGCTACAAAGTGCTCATGACTTATGTGAGTGCTGGGCAGGTGTTTCATGGAGAACCCGTTTCTAGTGCTGCAAAAGTAGGCCAGTGACGCATTGACATGGTTAGCTACGTTGAGAATGTTGTCTTCTGACCATCCATCTGCTGTTCGTATGGGTGTCCAATTCATTCCGCGCATATTCTCCAAGTTCTTGATTACTGGTGGGTAAAAGAATGCGGCTGCGCTAGATCCTTTAGGTGCTGGCATGCCCAGAGCAGAAACCATGGTCCAAGAGTGATACTTGTGCCAATTAGTTACTGTACCCATGAAATCTTTCTTGTTACTGGCTGGGACTAACCACTTGAGAAGGTCCCCGTAAGCTTCTCCACACCCTAAATCCCTGGCAATGGCGGCTACGTGTAAATTGGTGACACACCCGCGTGAGTATGTTAGTACTGCAAGGTTGGATTTGAGATCGTGCGTCGTGGAACCAGTGATACTGTGGTGCATGGCGCCTGTGTTGTGTACTGCTTCAGCACAACATGCAGATAAAAACACTTTCCGGTAAGCAGCTTCTACCAACACGCACCGGTAATCCATCTCATCGGTGTAGTTAGTGAATTTGTCAGCTCCTGGCGCTATGATGGGTCCTAAGGCCATAGCTCGTGTGTCACTGTTCGGCATTTGGTACTGAACTACATTGGAACCCATCCATTGTCCGAAACCTTTACTTTTGATAGCCATCATTCCTACAAACTTCAGCATTTGGCCAAATTCTTCTTGGACTTCCAAGTATGAAATAAAAGCCGAGATGACAGCATAGACCATGCCAGTCGTTATGTTCAAGTTTCCAAGTTGTTCATGCAAATTGGACGCATGGCTATAGGCTATAACCGGAGAGTTGAGAGTGGGCCACATTTCTCCTATCACGGCATTTGGGAAGGGTGTGTGGTCAGATGCCAATGCTGCGAAGACTGCAACAGCTAAGGCTGGATTCGAAAATCCAGTGGGTACCCAGATACAGTCACTAGACCTATCGTAAGTCATTTGCAATAATGTTATGTGATCCACTGGCCTCGTGACATTCACAAAGGCTTTAGAAAAACTCATTTGATGTGTTATGAGACCGTTCTCAGCCATGGCTGTTCCTAGGTATAAGGTAGCCATACGCATGACCAATCTGCTGAGAGACATTGGTTTGTTGAGCAAGTGCCTCAACTTATTGGCCTCATTGAGTGGATATTGGCTGGCTGCCCCTGTACCAAACATCTTACTGATGTTAGCCAAGGTGTTCAGCCATTCTTTGTCCATTAGATCGCTTCCGAGATCGGCGAAAGCTATCTGTAGTCTTGGAGTGCGGCTGATACTGTCGACTGACGCAGGCAGGGGTCTGATTGTGACGGCATAGTCATCTTCCTTGTTGTAAGTGAATTTCAGATTGAGGATTTCCTCATGCTTCGTGTTGTATTTGTCATTGACAAACATGATTTTCCGGCTTAGGTCTATCCCACTAGTGGTAGGGATGGCTTTAATCGAACTGTACTCTTCTGTGTTGTCTGGCAAGAACTTTCCTAAGGGGCCAGATAAGTCACTGGGTACATCGGCGCAGTCTTTGATGTTTTGAAAGCTCTTGGAGTCTTCCAATAGAGTCTTAGTTTGGCAGAACTCATATTTGCTGGCTGGCTGGGTGAATGGCATGTTGCAAGATGAGAGTGTATATAGATTGGTAAAAGTCTTCGACAGTTCACCAGAATAGGTTTTCTTAGGAGAGTTGCTCAGGTTTTGTTTTTAGCAGTCGCGGATAAGTCTCTTTTCACAAAACAGTCTAC